CTCCTGCTGGTAGACATCCTCGCACTCGGCGGATCCCGCGACCTTGTGGAGAGCCTGACGCTGGTGGGGTTGACCGTCATTAATCTCTGGGCACTCGACCGCTACTCAAAATGAGCGGACTAATGAACGGCGCGCCGTATTACTCGGCACCGCATCGGCACCAGAAGAGCTACATAAGCCGACTCGGCAGCTTGGCCGAGGACGTGCTCAAGCCAGAGCTGGCCGAGCTGCCGGGACTTGTAGCCGATGCGATCCGCAAGGGGCTCATCAAGCGACCTGATCCCAGAGGCCTAGTGCCGACTCCGATCCTCAAGCGGGGACCGTTGGCAGAGTGGCAGACTACGCAGTGCGACGAGTGTGGAGTGACGTTTGAGCGGCATAAGAGGACGCTGACCAAGTGCCCGACGTGCCGAATCCCGATTAAGTTGTGCAAAAACTGCGGAAAAGCGTTCCGCCCCGCCGATCTCAAAAAAGTGTGCTGTTCGACCGAGTGCAGCCGACTGATCCAGGTTGCGTCTTTTAGGGCGCAGCACACCTACACCAAAAGCCTGCCCAAGCTGGCCGAGTGCATCGTTTGCCACCAGATCAAGCCAGTGCGGCGGTCTGGGAGCGGAGTTGCCAAAACATGTAGCCCGGAGTGCTCCAAAGAGTATCGAGCCAACCTTAACAAACAGAGACAAATCAAATGAAAATCAGACACTCATCACTTCCCAAGCTGGCACTGTGCGGCCAGTACGAGGGCTCCCCAGGCACTAGCTCGGCGGCCGAACGCGGCGCCATGCTAGACCGCGTATTTCGCGACGCTTGGACGACCGGCGAGTTGCCGCGTGACCTCAACGACGAGGACGCCGCCGCCATCAACTGGGCGCTGGCTCAGTGCATCAATCTGGGTGGAGGTGCAGACGGGCTCCTGACAGCCGATGCAGACTGCCGGGTGCAGACGGCGGGGCTGGAGCACACTGGCACCGTGGACGGCGTGGCAACTCGAGCCAACTGGAGCATGGACCTGAAGTCTGGGCAGATCTACGACTACCAGGGCCAGATGGCAGCCTACGCGCTGGGGCTAATGCAGATGCGATTCGAGCAGACTTGGACGACGCATCTGCTTTTTTGTGACCAGCGCAAACTGGTGACGCATCACTGGACGTACAAGTCCGCATCCGACTTGGTGCGCGACATACTCGCAAACGTGGGCACGCCGCCAAAGGAAAACGACTACTGCGGCTGGTGCGCAAAATCGCTGACGTGTCCGGCTCGTGTTGCCAGCAAGGACAGCGCGCTGGTGACCGTTGCCGGGCTCGCTCCCACCGTGCAAGACGAGGGCTTTTTGGCACTCCTAAACGATCCTGATCGACTCGGGCAGTTTTTGGCAGCTTGTCAGACGCTGGACGACTTCCGAGACGCGGCAAAGGAAAAGGCACGCGGGCTCCTTGATGCTGGAGTAAAGGTACCAGGCTGGAGGCTGCAAAAGCCTCGGGCTTCCGAGTACATCGAAGCTGAGCACGTCGCCCAGGCTGTGGCTAACGGCGTGATCGGTGCAGGCGACGCGATCCGCGCGCAGGGCTCGATGAGCGCCAAAAAGGCAGAGGCTCTCTGGAGTGCTGCGGGTGCAGTGCTGCCGGATGAGCTGGTGCAGCGAAAAATTGGGCAGGCTCCTTTGGTACAGGCAAAATGAGCACTCAAAACTACATCGCCATCGACCCAGGCGTGGGCGGCGGCATCGCGTACATCGACACCGACGGCAGTGTTCATGCGCTGCCGATGCCCAGCACACTGCATGACATTGACACGCAGTTTCAAATTCTTGTTAGCAATTCCGATGGACCGTTTCTTCCGACCTCAATTGTGTTTTTGGAGGAACTGCCCAAGTTTGCGGGCAAGATGTCCGGCAGCAGCATGGCAACAATGTTCCGCAACTACGGAAGAATCGAGGGCATCCTTGCCGCCTACGGTGCTCGTATTGAGTATCTACCGCCAAAGAAGTGGCAGCAGGCGCTCGGGCTGGGCGACAAAAAGACGCACGGGCCGCGTTGGAAGGCTCATCTTAAAGGACGCGCACAAGCGCTATATCCACAACTTTCAGTCACACTGAAAACCGCAGACGCTCTCCTCATCCTTGAGGCTGGGCTCAAAATGAAAACCAAATGCAACTAATACCATTCGATCAAACAAAACTGATGGCGGAGGCCATTGCCAAATCCAAGTTGTTCGGGATCCAAACTGCCGAGCAAGCCTTGGCACTGGGGCTCCTTTGCCAAGCCGAGGGACGGCACCCAGCGGAAGCCGCGAGGGACTACCACATCATTGGAGGCAAGCCGTCTCTCAAGTCCGAGGCCATGCTTGCACGATTTCAGCAGGCTGGCGGCCGCGTTGAGTGGCACGACTACACGCACGAATCCGTTTCTGGAACCTTTACGCATCCGCAGGGCGCAAGCTTGAAGGTTAGCTGGACAATTAAAGACGCAGAGCGCGCCGGGCTGACTGGAAATCCAACGTGGCGCAAGTTTCCGAGACAGATGCTCAAGGCTCGGTGCATCTCTGAAGCAGTGCGGGCAATTTACCCTGGCGTGCTCTCGGGGCTCTACGCGCCGGAGGAAGTGGCAGAGTTTGGGCCGGTGACAGTACAGACCGAGCCGGAACCGATCCAGATTGAAGCGACATCGCAACCGTTGCCGGAACCGATCCAGCGCATTAACCCGATGCAGCGGCTCCTGTCAGACAAGACCGACGCGCAACGTGAAAAAGTCACGGCAGGAGCATTGAAGCGAGGCTGGATCAAAGAAGGCCAGACGTATCTCGACATCCCAGCAGACATTGCCGCCCAAGCGTGCGCCTTTCCTGAGCGCTTTGCAGCCAGTTTTCAGATTTAACCTAAAACACCATGCCATCACTAAAAATCGAATCCACCGAATCCACACAGACCATTGCACCAGGTATCCATCTCGCCCGCATCGAGCACGCTATTGACGCAGTCTCAAAAGCCGGGAACGAGATGCTGCAGTTGGAGGTTAAAGTTGGACCGCTTACTTTCAAATCGTGGGTCGTCTTCACCGCCAAGAACAGCCGCAACGTGGCCGAGTTTGCAACAGCCATTGGGAAAAAGGTCGTCGAAGGCAAGACGCTGGTGATTGAAACCGAAGACTGCATTGGCAAAATTGCCAAGGTCGAACTTGGGCCCGGTGACCGCATCAGCGAGAAGACTGGCAAGGCTTATCTGGAGATTAAAAGGTGGCTCCCGCCGTCCAGTGGCACAGAGCTAGAGTCCGACGAAATCCCGTTCTAGTTTGCTAACCGGGGGGCGCGCATCCGATCAACGCGCAACACTTTTGAGGAGCCAAATGACCAAAACCGAAAACCAAGAAGCAGAGAGAATTGCAGGAGAGCTAGAGCGGGCGCACAGGGCGCTGGTGGGCTGTGGGCAAGCTGGAATTGACGCAGACAGCATGGAATCGTGGACGATTGCCAAAGCCATTCAAATGTTTCAAGGCACTCTGGAGGCCGAGACGTTGTCCCCGTTTGCCCGAATGCAGCGAGACTTTGAGGCGGCGCTATAGCCATGAGCGCCATAATGATCCCGCAGGCCGACCAGGCCGAGCGGGCGGTGCTGGGCTGTCTGCTTTTTGCGCCACAGACAGCTCTGCAGATTGTCACGAGTTGCGGGCTCCGAGCTGGTGATTTTTACGATCCACAGCTGGCTTCAATCTTTGCCGGGATACGAGGAGCAGCAGACGAGGGGGCTAGTTTGGATCCCATATCCGTTTTTCACCGGCTGGCGACCCAAGGTATTCCGTTTGGGGCAATCTCTGAGCTGTCGGCAACAATGCCGAGCCTACATCCGCTGCCCGACTGGTGCGGGCTAGTGCAGGACGCATCACGGCGCCGGGAACTGTTGGCAAGGCTCACACAAGCGACCCAGGCACTCTCTACTGGAGATCCTACAGGGGACGTTGTCGCAAGCCTAGGCGATGCAGTGACCGTAGCGGCTGCCGAGCAGGGACTAGGCGAGGTCCGTCAGACCAGCTTTGACGAGTTGCTGGAATACGATACCAAGCACGACCCCAATACGGTCTTAGGCGACCGTTGGCTCTGCAAAGGCGGATCTGTGCTTATTAATGCTCAATCTGGCATCGGAAAGAGCAGTCTGACCATGCAGCTTGCAATTGGCTGGGCAATCCCTCGGGACACTGCGGAATTATCCACTTTTGGTGAACTGCTCACCTTTGGGATTCTGCCGGTGCGACCGCTAAAAAGTCTGATTTTGCAAGCCGAGAATGATCTGGGCGATCAGTCTGAAATCTTGCAATCGGTCGTCTGCAAGTACGGCAAGGGCAATTGCGACGAGCGCGTTCGTGCCGAACTAAACGAGAGGCTGGTCTTCTACCGCGACAACACGCATGCGGGGCCGGAGTTTCTCCGCGTGCTAGAGGCCCTAGTGATCCGGCACTCTCCTGACATCGTTTGGATCGACCCGCTAATGTGCTACCTAGGGGACGATATTTCCGACCAGGCGGTGGTGACGCAGTTCTGTAACGCGCTCAATCGGATCAGTAGCAAGACGGGCGTGATAATGGCGCTCATTCATCACCTTCCAAAGCCTCGGGAAGGCACAGCCCGCACCGACTCAGACCTGGCCTACGCTGGCTTTGGCAGTAGCGCGCTGACCAACTGGGCGCGAGAGGTCGTCACATTGCAGCGCGTGGAGACGCCTGAAGGTGACCCGCCGACGTGCTCACTGACGATGACCAAGCGCAGGCTCCGAGCGGGCATGATGGACTTGGAAACAAACAAGCTATCGGCGCGAATACACATTCGGCACAGCCCGAACCAAGAGCGGGATGGCATGATTTGGAAGCCATGCGCAAAGCCGATTTTAGAAGACAAGGAACCCAAAAAACGCAAATGAAACCGAGATCTGAAAACCCAAAACAAGAAGGCCCGTGGGCTTGGCAAGCACGCGAGGCGGCAAAAATTGCAGGCCGTTTTGGCCCGAATCACTACGCCGTTTATCACGCTCTGACACATTTTCAAAGTGCCGCTGGCATCGACCAGAAACGCCGCTTTGCGGCATCATATGAGCAGTTAGCCAGCCACATCGGATCGTCTAAAAACACCGTCTCTAGGTGCCTTCCTGACCTTGCAAAAGCCGGGTTAATCCGCATCTTTTCGGGGGCAAACGGAGCACTGAGAGCAACCCGAAATGCTTTTTGTTTGCTCTCGATTAGCCACCCCTCACAGGGTTATGGCAACCCCTCACAGGGTGAGCAGGTGAAACCCTCACAGGGTCACGACGTGAAACCCTCACAGGTGTGCAAGAAGAGAACAGAGAATAACTACTCCGCGCCGCCGCAAGCGGCAGCGGGAGTAGTAGAGAAAGAAGAATCCGAGCCCGCTCGCCCGCCCTTGAGGGGCGGCAGCGGCTCAAAGAACGACGAAGCCGAAATTACCAAGCCGGAAGACCTGGCACGACTGGCCAGGATGAAAGCCGCTTTGGGATTTCTCTAAAGTTTTGCCAACACCCAACCGACTACAGACCCATGACCCTTGACCTAGCCAACATTACCAAGGCTGACGTGTACGCAGCCGCCCAAGACTTGGGGGAGCGACTCGCAATGCAGATCGAGCTCAACCAGGCATTGCGCGCCGAGAACGCAGCACTGGCAAGCCGCCCTTGTTTAGCCTGCGACGTGGTGCACCCGGCGCTACACGAGCGCAGGCTGGATCTGGAGGCGCATTTTGAGCGGGCGTGCGAACTGCTGAACCAGGTTGACGTGGACACGCTAGGGCTGACCTACGGTTCAACTGTGGGCTTTATCCGAGACCGGCGCGAGCTTAACGCAGCCAGACGGCCAACAGAGGCCACTAACAGCCCCGTCTGATGCCCTAACCATACAAACCAATATGACCACAGCGGAACGTATAAAAAAACTGACCTACAAAGTATCCCACGACTGGACGCCGTATCGATTCTGGACTGTCCACGCTGAGAGCGAGATCGAGGCCCGCATGAGCGTGGCGGAAGAGCTGGGGTGCGGACTCAACGAACTGGAGGCGACGCTATGACCGATCAACAGATGAACCAAGCGATCGCCAAAGCGTGTGACATTGTGGGCAAGAGCGGCGAGATTTACAAAACCCCAGACGGCTGGGTCGTGGACTGCCCGCACTTTGCCACCGACCTAAACGCGATGCATGATGCCGAAAAAGTGCTGACCAAAGCACAAACCGACGAGTATATTGCACTGCTGTTTGATGCAACATACGAGGCAACACTGGCAACAGCCCGCCAGCGCGCAGAGGCTTTTCTGAGGACCTTTAGGAAATGGGAGGACTCAAAATGAGCATGCGTTGGGAATACGAATTGATGCGCGACATGCTAACACGCGCAAAAATATATTTAGACATTCCTACGCTTGAATGTCAAAAGACTTGGGCAATGTTGCGCGAAGCCGTACATGTAATGACGAAATGGGATTACAAAATTAAAGACTTGGAGCTTGCGCTTAAAAAAGTTTGCGATCAGGACAAAATTGACGATGCAAAAAAAATAGCATTGGAGGCACTGGCAACTACCGAGGAATCCTCGGCAGATGGATCTATTTCGTAACGTCACGAAAATGATATGACACCAATTGAACGCCTAGAAAACCAGTTCGTGATTGAGGCTTTGAAGATGCAATTGCAGGAGGCAAAAAATCGACTGCTGAAAGCAGAGGCCAAGGCAAAAGCACTGGAAGAACAGATGCGCCGGGAAGGCTGGACGCAGGAGGACCTTGACGAAGTGCAGCCTGGTGTGCATCACTGAGTGCACTCGGCCAGAGTGTGCGAGTCCTGCCGCACACAAAATGATAGCAGGACTGGGAACGCCCTTATACGTATTAGGCGTGACAGCCAGGAGAGACTGGCAAACGCGACACCTGCCAACGGGTTCACCTGTTGCGCACGGACCGGGGGTGCTCGGTCGACGCAGTGGTGTGACAGCCGGAGAGACGGCAACGCACAATGATTGACGACGCCGACTACTCAGCAGCCTGTGATGACCTTGCCGACATAGGGCTCGACGAGGACCAGATTGACGACGTATGGCGATGGCACAGGATCACACAGAGAAGGCAGATGCAGACAGCTGGGGGGATCGTAGTGGTGCGGCTACTGGCGTATATCTTTGGTGGCAACAAGGGGGCGAGCATTCAGATCAGGGCGGTGGGGCTACTGTTTGCTTTTGACCTAGAGCACCTCGCGGGGTACACCAGCCTGCAACAAGCTGCCGATGCGATAGGGTGCAGCCAGCCAGCGCTGACAATGAGCGCCAAGGCGGCCAGGAAGGCTATTGAAGGGTAGTGCTATAGACTGTGCGATAGATTGTGTTATAGATTGCTTGATAGAACCCCGGACGCCTCTGACGCAAGCGCACCAACCGGGGTAGCTTTTTGTCTAGGTATAAAGGTTGGGCGATGAAGGAATGGAGGTTCATGGCGCAACCCTACTCCCCCCCCTATAAGGAGTCTCCTGGGGGGCTTTTTCGTCGGGGTGATGTTGATGACGCGTGCTCCTTTTTTGTGCAATCGGCAAAAAGTGCCTTGTTAACAAGCTGAACCGGCATATATTGCATAGCATGGCAGTTAAAAAGCTAGAGTCCGTACCAATCGAGGCGCTCATCCCCTACGCTCGCAACGCTCGCAAACACTCTGACGAGCAGGTTGCACAGCTTGCTGCCAGCATCCGCGAGTTTGGGTTTAACTCGCCCGTCCTGGTGGACGCCGAGAACGGCATTATCGCTGGGCATGGCCGCGTGCTTGCAGCTCGCAAACTAGGGCTTGAGGCGGTCCCGTGTTTGCGGCTAGACCACCTGACAGAGACGCAGCGCAGGGCGTATATCCTCGCGGACAACCGGCTGGCCGAACTTGGTGGAGGCTGGGATGACGAGATGCTCGGGCTTGAGTTGGCAGATTTAAGGGAGGCTGATTTTGACTTGGACCTTACCGGATTTGATCCAGCCAGCGCAGATCAAGGCCCAGTTGCGCTAGATGAAGTAAATGAAATTAAGGAAGAATGTTGCTTGCAAATTGTGTGCAAGGATTGGGATGAGCGCACAGAAGCAGAGTCAATTTTGGGAGGGCGCAAAATTAAGTGGGCCGATTTGCGCAAGCTGGCAAAGCTATGAAAGTTGCGTTGCTGGATGCGAGGCAAGGCACTCGTGACCCCGAGGGAAGCCTAACGGTGGCTTATCGGAACATGATGGTGCTTGCCAAAGAATTAAACGCCCCGCTGTATGTTGACGCTGTGGGGCTTAGAGGAGCACCAGATCACTTTGACGCAATTATTTGCGGCTTTGGGTCCACCTCGTGCGAGCGCACAGAGTCAGTGGCTTTTCTCAAGCGCAATCCTCAGGCCCAACTGTGGTGGCTCGTTGGGGAATACGAGCAAAGCACCTTTGCTCCTCTGTTTTACGCTGGCCGCAAATACGGAGTGTTCCGCAATTTTGAGCATCCGCTGCAAAACAAACAAGCAGAGCAACAAGTGTTTGTAAATCTAAACGCTCTACTTGCAAGGCCATGCGTTAATCCACTTAAGACTCGCAAGTATGGAGCAATCTACTACGGGCGCTGGCGCAAGGATCGGGCCCGTTATTTTGGGCAATATATTGGGCGCAATTGCTGGCTCAGCACGTCGCCCAAAAATATGAAGATCTTTGCAAGTATCGGGATTGAGCCAAGGTACGCGCGAGGCATGAGTTGGATTGCAGGGCAAGAAACACTTAGGCAATTTGCTGCAAGCCTGTATTTGGAGGACGCTTATACGCACGCGCACTACAACTGCCCGGCAAATCGGTATTATGAAGCCTTGTGGTGCGGAGTGCCAATTCTGTTCCAACGTGAAAGCATTAACACTTGGGACAAATATGGGATCCAAATCCCCGCGCAATATATAATCCGATGCGCCGCAGATGTAGACGCGATGGCAGTAAAATTAAGCTATCCGCAAGAGATTGCGGCAGCGCTGGATTGGCAGTCTCCGTTAGTGGCGCGCGCGCTCGACGACAAGCGTAACGCGCTCAACCAAATTAAGCGCGCTCTTGGTATTGCTGGACCAGAGCAGCAACTCCCGCAGCAATTACCGCATCAGGATCACGGCGCAACTGCCGATAAAACGCAGGGTTTTGCAAGGCATCCTTTGCCGACAAAATTGCGTCTCGAGCCTGACCAAGCCGAGGAAACTTTGCAGCAAACTTAATTGCTGCTGACCAATCATTTGCAGCAATCATCCGACGCAGCGTCACAATCTTAAGTTCCATGAGTCTTACCGAACAAGTTACTAAGGCCCAAGTCAAAAACATTCTCGCTGCCCTCAAGGCGGGCAAGCGCATCACCAAGTCCGAACAAGCAATGGTAGCCGCCTACGAGGCGGGCACGCTGCCAGACCTCACGCTTGAGCAGGTCGCCGCGCACTTTGGGCTGAGTCGTCCAGGCGTCTTGCGTTGGAAGCGTGCAATGGCAAAACTGGGACTGCCATGGACAACGATTGAAGGCATCCAAAAGTGGCGCGACTCCAAAGCACAGCAGGCAACACCGAGCGACATCAACGGCGTTAAAAAGCAGAAGCTCGAACGCGAGGTGCGGCGGCTCGACATCAAGATTGCCGAGGACGAGGGGCGCTTGATCCCAGTGGAGCGCGTGGTGGATGAGACAGTGCGGGTAGTTAGCACTTGGTGCGCAGAGCTGGATGCAATGGTTAATGACCTCCCTGGTCAGCTTGCTGGACTGGGCGAGGCAGACATCCTTATCCGCCTGCGCAACCGCATTGAGCTGCTCAAGCAAAACGCTAGGACCGCATTTGAGCGACACGTCACACATTCTTAGCGCAGCGGCGCGCTCTGTCCGACTCGCCTACACCGGCGACCCGCTGGACTGGCTGGAGGGCAACGTCCGCTTTCCCCACTCGTCGCGCTCCACGCATTTTGACCGGCAAACCGCCCCCTGGTGGAACGCGGTGTTTGCCGACTTTGCCGACCCCTCCTGTCGGCAGACATTCGTCCAAGCCTGCACCGGCGCCGGTAAGAGCACCGCACTAGAGGCGCTGGTGTGCTGGGCCGTGGCACAACAGCCTGGGCCGATGTTGTCGATTACGCAGACCGATGCGACCAGTGCGGAATGGATGGCAACCAGGCTGCTGCCGGTGCTCAACGCGTGCGAACCGCTCCGGGGGTTAATGCCGACGGTTAGGCACCACACCAAAAAGGACGGCATCTATTTTGCCCACATGCCGCTAATGCTTGGCGGCGCAAACAGCTCAAACGCACAGGAAAAATCAGTGCAGGTGCTTTTTTTGGATGAGTGCTGGCAGTACTCGGACCTGATAACTCAGTTCAAAAAACGGCTTCACGACCGCTGGAACGGCTACGCGCTATTGACTTCGCAGAGCTTTGAAGAGCCGCACCAACTGACCGAGGAGTGGAGGTCTGGCGAGGAGTTTCAGTGGTGCCATCAGTGCCCGGGGTGCAGCGAGTGGGTTAAACCGGCGTGGACTGACATCAAATATGAGGAGTGCAAAAACGAGAACGGCGAGTGGAACTGGGGCGCGCTGGTAAAAACCGTGCGGCATGAGTGCCCCCATTGCGGGCACGTCACACCAGACACGACGGCAGCGCGGCGGGCGCTAACCCAGCGCAGCGAGTGGAGGACCGAGGGCAACGACCACGTCGAAGGCTACCGATCCCGGCGCGTATCGGCGCAGTCCGTGTATTGGATCCGGTGGGCCGATTTGGTGATTCAATGGTGCCAGGCGTCGGATGCTCGACATCTGGGAGTGATCCAGCCCACCAAAGATTTCCGCATGCAGCGGCTCGCGGAACCTTGGAAGCAGGAAGAGGAACTGCCAGCGCTGGAGCTGGAGGCGTCGGAGTATTTCGTGAACGAGTGGCAGGACGGGCGCCCGATGGAGAATGAAGCCGCCCGCGTTTTCACGGTGGACTGCCAGCAAGATCACTACTGGGGGATCGTGCGCGTTTGGCTAAAGGACGGGCATTCTCGCCTACTCTGGGCGGGAAAGATTCTGACGGTGGATCAGCTCCGCGAAATCCAAGTCAGGCTCAAGGTGCCCGACAAGCGAACGCTGCTGGACGCTGGTAATAGTTTCCATGGCCGGATCTACGACACTTGTGCGCGCTATGGGTGGACGGCACTTATTGGACGCGCTGAGGATCACTTCACGGTTCGGGGGACTGATGGCAAACCGATTCGCCGGTATTACTCAGCGCCCGACCGCGTAGTTGCGCCAACCTACAAGGACCAAAATGGCAAGCGGGTGTTCGTCACTTTTTTCTATTGGTCGTCGGATCCGATCAAAGACATCCTCGCAAATCTGCGAAACACAGGATCGCCAGTGTGGGAGTTTCCGCAGGACGCGCCCCCGGAATACGTTCGGCACCTCAACAGCGAACGCAAACGGGCAACCGTGGACAAGCGCACCAAGAAAACCCGCCTGCGGTGGACCGCAACCGGCAGGCCGAATCACATGTGGGACGCAGAGGCCATGAACGTCCTTACCGCGCAGATCCTTGGCATCCTGCCGGATATGGCAAGTAGTGCACCAGATGTTGACGAGCCAACGCCAACAGAGTAGATTGGCCGCTCAACAACCTCGAAAGGGGCTGCTGGCAAGGACAACGAAAAAACGCCCGGCTCCATATGTGTGGATGTCCGGGTTTTTTGCTTATAAAAGCGCTCTCTTGTAGATGGCTCCCGATACAAGACTCCTGCTACAAGTGTTCCTGACGCGGGACGTGGCCGAGTTGCGTGCCATTGTGGCAAGCAAATTTGACCTAGTGCTGGCCGGAAAGAGTTCGCTCGTTTCCAGTTCTATCGACGGGGCTGCTTTCCAGTTTAACGTGGGCGGCACACTGTCTCCGCTGGACGTGGTAATGCTGGCGCAGCAGGCGCTTAACTATAAGGCCGCAGGAATTAATGGCCCTATTCGCCGCACTCAGGCGTTTTTCATATGAGCCTTTTCGATAAACTCAAAACCTTGATGGGATTCAAAGGCCCAAAGGTGCAGACAGCATACGATTCTTATCGCAGACAACGGCTTATTGAGGGCGGGGTCTGGGGGGAACCGTATTGGAGGACGCACACACAAAGCATTTCTAAAGAGCTAAACGTCTCCGAATGGAGAACGCTTAACTCTGCCGCGCGGAAATTGTATTGGAATAACGGCATGGTCAATGCAGCGATTGACCAAAAGTCCATGCTGTCCGTTGGGATGGCAATGCGGCCGATCTTTGTGGGCGCCGACAAAGAGTGGGGCAAACAAGCGGAGGCCATGCTGTTGGACTGGTTTCAAATTGCGTATTTGGACGGCAAAAGCTGGTGGGAGGGCTTGCGGCTCGAGTCTACAGCCATTGACCGTGAAGGCGATCTGCTGACGATCCTGACGACCGCATCAACCGGCTATCCTCAGTTGCAACAGGTGCCCTGGCACCAAATTGGAAGCCGCAATGACGAAGGTGTTTTGCAGTCTGGCCGGTATCGTGGACTGCGGATTTACAACGGCGTTATCCTGTCCAAGACCAACCGCGCAGTAGCTTACCGCGTGCTTGGCGAAGCGTCTGACGGTTCCGAGGACCGCGACATCCCCGCCCAGGCGTGCATGCTGACAATGGACCCGCGCGAGGTGGACCAGGTACGCGGGATCTCTGCGTTTGCCCCTGCCATCCGTGATTTACTTTCCCTCAAAGACCTTGGTGATGACATCCAGTCCGCATCCCGCATGGCTGCCAAGATTGGATTGCTCGTTACCAATCAGCAAGGCATGGCCGACGCATCCGACGCTTATCAGGCCCTGTCTGAAAACACAGTCCCGCAGTGTGGCCCAGGGCTACGGATCACGCCGATGGCTGGCGGCCGCATCGAATACCTGACAGCAGGGGCGGGCGAGTCCATCAACCAGATTGACGCCAAGATTCCGACGGAAGCGCAGGACCGGCTACAGGAAAGGCTTATCCGCAACGCACTACTAGCCGCTCAATGGCCGCCAGAGTTTGGCTGGGATATGAGCAAACTGGGTGGCGCATCCGCTCGCATCGTACTTGAGCAAGTCAATCGCATCACCTCTGAGCGGCATGCTTACCTGGCAGCATTTTGCAAGCGCCGGTGTGCCTACGCCATTGCCAAGTTTGTAGAAATGGGAATGCTGCCGGAATACCGCGGTGCCGACAAAGACCGCGGCGGCGCCTATCAGTTTCGATTCACCGAGCCCGCCAGGCTTACCGCTGACAGTGGCTACGCTTCCCGCGACGCAATCGAAGCCTATCGCGCCGGAATGCGCAGCATGACCGATATTCTCGCCTCGGGATCCAAGACGCTTGAAGAGCACCTCGACGAGGTGGAGCGCGAAGAACTGGAGATCAACAAACGAGTGCAACGCTCAGGTTTAAGCCGCGACGTGTTTGGCTTGCTCACCCCCAACGGCAACCCGCCGACAACCACCCCCACAGAATGAAGTTTCAACGCGTCATCGAGCAAGTCTTTTACCGTCCTTGGCTCATCACTCCGGGTGGCTACGCAGCGGTCCGCCAGCTGGTGGAGGGCCGACTGGTCCGCGCCAACGGCGACGACTATGAAAAGCTGTCCGGCATGATGAATAAGCGCGAGGAAATGGAAATTGATGGGCAAGGGATTGCTCACATTTGCATCGATGGGACGCTTGCCAAGGGTATTTCCGCGCTCGAAGCCTGCTGCGGCGCGTGGGATTACGAGTGGATTTCGGAGGACATTGAAGAGGCAGTGGAGGCCAACGTGCGCGGGATTATGCTGGAGATCAACTCTCCCGGCGGGAACTGCACCGGCTGCTCAGAAGTCGTGGATCTCATCCAAGCGCTCAAGGTGCCCATTGTCGCCTACAGTAACGACACGGCGTGCAGTGCGGCGTACAACATCGCCGTGAGTTGCGACCGACTCATAGGATCCGTGGGATCAACTTGGGGTTCCATCGGCACAATCATTCCATGGTTGGACCAGTCTGCAGCGTACGAGGCGCAGGGATTAAGTTGGGAGCCGATCACCAGTGGCCCACTCAAAGGTGCAGGCATGGGACCGTCTCTCAGTCCCGCACAGCGTGCTAGTTTGCAGCAGCTCGTTGACGATTCTTTCGACCAGTTCAAAAACAATGTCCTTCGCAACCGCCGCGTGGCTGACGAGTACATGACCGGTGCCGCTTACCTCGCCCCGCGTGCAAAGATGGGCAACTTGATTGATGACATCGGCACGGAAGAGCTTGCATATCAAGCGCTCCTTAGTATGGTTGGCATGTAGTGATTTAGGTTTATTTGTCTCCTTGCCCGCCCCGAGTTTGGTTTCTCGGGGCGGGCTTTTTGTTATACATTTGCAGATAGGTGTATGGATCTTCCCAACACCCTGACCGACGCGCTGGCCGCGCTCTCTGCCGCGCAGGCAGACGTGGCCGCGCTTAACGCACTGAGCGCCGAGCATACCGCACTGGTGGCAACATTTGACGCGCTGAAAGCAAAGACCGCAGAACTGTCCGCAGCGCTCGACGTTGCGCAGCTTGAAAAGCTCGAGCTGGCAAAGGCGCTTGACGCAGTGAAAGCCGCCGAGGCCGACGCTTCCGCAAAAGCAAACGCCATCGTGGCAAACCTGGGCGTGGCTCCCGTTACCATCCAGTCCGAGCAAGTCTCTGCCACTAAGTCAGTTTCTGAACTGTGGGCCGAGTACAACAACCTCCCGCTCGACGCCCGCAACGCTTTTTACGCGCAGCACAAAGCCGCGCTGAAACTCAGCTAGTCTAACCCCAACACACACAAGACCATGTCTAATACTATCGCGGGGGTCAACCTCGCTGCCATCGCACAGGAAAGTTTGCCCGCGCTTCAAAATTTGTTTGCGCCGCTAAATTCGATTGCCGTTGATTTCTCTTCAGACATCTCTGCCGCAGGTGCTTCCGTCACAACTCGCTACCCCGTCAAGCCGACTGCCGTGGACCTTTCCAGCGGCTACAGCCCCCAGGGTGTTGAAACCGTTGCGAAGACCATCACGCTTTCCAATTTCTTTGGGTTCCCTTACGGGTTCAACGATTTGGAGCGTTCCAAGTCTGCCATCGACCTGAACCAGCTTTTCGTTGAGCCCGCTTTGCAGGCCACCGGCGCAAAGATGTTTTCCGATCTGTGGAATCTGGTGACCTCCAGCAATTTCAACAGCGTTGGCATCAACGCAGGCAACTTCAACCGCGACGACCTTGCTGACTTGCGCGCCACGCTGAACGCCGCTGGTGCTCCGCAAATGGGACGCGCAGTTGTGCTGAACCCGACCTACTTCGCCAGCCTCGTGAAGAGCTTGAACAGTGCTGAGTTCCCCGGCTTCATCCGCGAAAAGACCGAAGGGTTTATTCCCCGCGTTGCTGGGTTTGACGTTTACGAGTCCGACCTTGCTGATGCAAACGGCCAGGGCCTTGGCGGGTTCGTGTTCCACAAGTCCGCGCTCCTGATGGCAGCCCGCCGTGTTGACGCTTCCGGCGCACAGCAGATGGGCACCGAAGTTGCCGACGTTATCGTCCCCGGCTTGAACTTGCCCGTGCAGTTCCGCCGTTTCTACGACAACCTGACTGCAAATCTGGTCTACTCTTTCGGGGTGCTCTACGGGGTGCAGGCTGGCCGCACTGAAATGGGGATCCGCATCGTTGCTGAGTAGTTTCTAAACTCTGGGGCGGGTGGCTTAACCGCTGCCCGCCCTTTTGTGTAAACCGATTATGTCCAAACCGATTACAGTTATCCTTCAGGGGCAGGAAATTCTTGCCAGCTTTACCGATTACGACGCGGCGGTGCGCGAGTTCAAAACGCTAACTCCCGACAAGGGAGAGCTTTCGTTGCACATCCTCAATCGTCCCGACCGTAAAAAAGGCCGCCCGCTAGTGGTGGCAAACGTACAGCCTGCACCGCGACCCGCGACTAAACGCAACAAAGAGAGCCTGCTGTAATGTCCGACTGGACCGCCATCACTGAATCTGCAATGAGCCAAGCACTGGACTACATGCAGGCCGATTCCGTCACATACGACGGCGTCACAGTGTTTTCGGTGGCAAGTGAGAAGACCTCTGACTTGCTGGCAATGGGCGGTTTTGAGCAGCACTTTGCGGGCTTTGTGCGGCTACTTAAAGCTGGCTTTCCTGAGCCCGTAAAGGGCGCAAAGCTGACGGTGAACGGAACTGAGCGGCGCATCACGAGCTGGGACGAGGATCCCATTTCGTGGAAGCTCTATTTGGAGGACGTAACGCGATGACCGACGGTATCTTTTCCGAAGCCGTGCAGGCCGCTCTTTCTTTGGCGCTGCCGGGCGTTTATGTGGGTGAACCGCAGGACGATCAGCCTATCCCGTCGCAATCCGTTTTAATGGAGCTGCAAACCGACGTTGTGGTGGGCAGTCCGCTTCAGCGCGGCACTCTGACGCTTAACGTCATGTCGCAAGCCGACGACTTTTCCAAGGCCGACCAGGCCGCATTTGCGTCCGCAGTAGACGCAGCAATGCGCTCCCTTACTTTAGATTCCGACGCCGTGCAGCTTTACGGCGTGGTAGCACAATCAACCGACAACCTACGCGAGGAACGTCACTGGCGCACCTCGATGCCTTACACAGTGGGCTTTGGCCCTACACCCTAAAAAATTATGCCTGTAGCATTTGGAGCAGTAACATTTGGAGTCACCGCCCCAAGCGGATATTTGCAAGAATCTTCGCAAGAAGCTGCGGTGGAACTTGCCACAATTAGAGACGCAGAAGGGCAGACAGTTTTGGTTCAAAAAAAACCGCGCCAGACAACGACGACCAACGTCAAAACAAAAGGCGAAGCTTCTTTACTTGCCGTGCCAGAAGGCAATTTCAGCGGAGCAACGCTCACGGCATCAAAGGTCTCGCAAACCAACGATGACTTTTCCACCGCCGAAGCAACCTACACCCTTTTTACTTAATTTTATGGCCGTATTTGGAATAACACTTTTGTCTGCAACGGGCACAATCATTGAGTCCCTTGACATTGAAATGAAGGCTGAGTTCAAACAGCTAATTGATTCTGTTGGAGCATTTTCTGAAGCAAAAAGCTACGACAGAAGCTATTCAATTAGCGCAAAAGGAAAAGGTGATGAGTCGCCTTTTGATGCTGGTGACGCATTTGGAACCGTCACAGGAATAAGCGGCAAAGGGTTCTGGACGAACTCTACACTTGAGTCAAAGAACGACGATTATCGCGGCTGGTCTGCCACTGCCACTGTATACGCAAACGCAACCTAATTAACAACATATGCGCCTCCGATTATTAGAGGATTCTGAATCACCGGGAAAGAGTTTTAACACTGACATCATCGCCGCTTGGCTTACTAGCGGCGGTGCTTTGGTGCAGCGTGGCGGTTTTCAACATTTTGTGGACGAGGCTGGAAAAACTCACGTCCGCTGGATCGTAAATTGCGACGTGCTCGCAAAAGTCGACGGTGAAGAAATTGACTTTGACGAGTTCCGCAAACGGTTTGAGGATCTCGACTGGTGCAAAGCAAACGCAGACAGCGACATCTCGTGGATGCGCGGCTACCGTGATAACGCACGGGATTTGAAGCGGTTTGCAAAATCTGCTTCTGTAGGCATTTCACGCAAAAGCGGAAACTCATTTGGGGTCGTGTATCCTGATTCTCCGGAATGGCTTAAACAGGAATTTGAAGCACGCTTTGTATGAACCCGTTTTTCCTAAAAACCACACAGGTTGGACCGCTTGAGCTTCGTCCTTGGACGATGACAACGCAGCTTGCAATTTCGGAACTTGGCATTGGAAAGATGACTGACCAGCAGCAGGTAATTGCTTGCGCTTGGTTACAAAGTCGCGAGCCCGAGGAAGTAGAGCAAGCCATCTGCGACGGCACGGCACTGCCTGCCATTAAAGCGTTTACACGGTGCTTTCCGCTGGCGTTGGCAAAGCCTGTAGCTGAGTGGTGCAGGTCGCAAGCCGACGCCGTAGAATCGGGCCGTGTGGACGTGTTGCCGCAACCCGGAGAGACTAACGAGGCCGCACCAAAAAACTCACCGCGCCAGGCTGGGAAGAATCGTTCCTCCTAGTTCTGGCGCGCGAAACCGGATGGACGCACGACCACATACAACGCAGGACACCGCTTGCGCTTTTGGTGCGCATGTACCACGCGATTTTGTGGGGCAACGGAGCGTGGACTGTTCGCAAGAGCAAGGACGTGGAATTAAAAACTCTTTTTCCTGTGGCTCAAATTACAGAGGAGGAGGACGATGAGTGAAATCCGAGTTACCACGAATGCTGGTTATTTTGCGGAACGATTTGCTCGCTACATGTCTCGGCAAATTGCTGTTTCTCGGCTAACTGTTGAGCAAGTAGTTAGGCGCGAAGCAAAAGGGCTTTTGAAGAATGCCTTTAGATTTACTCCTCCAATGCAAGGGCGATCATTTGCAAAAGGATTTTCTGCCTCTCGCAGGGCCATAAAAGCGACAGTTGGCAAGGCACTTGAAATGCGGAATCAGGCATCGGTTCAAAGATCCTTGCAAACCGTCCGAAACGAAACGCGCAAAGCAGCACTGCAAGATTTGGCTTCTGATTTGGCGGTGCAACCTGGGGCACTGGTGCAGTTTATTAAGCGCAACCAAAAACCAGACAAACGGTATCCAGAAAATGGGCCTCGGCACTTTTCAACCGTGGAAAAGCGAAAAGCAGTTGTTTTGCTTTTAGAAAAAACCATTGGCGCAACAGCCGCTGGATGGGCTCGCGCAGCTTTGGCACTAGGGTTGACAGTGCCAGAATGGATCACGCGATGGAAAAGTCGTAACGTCGGCAGCATCTTGTTTTTGATTCGAGGCAACATCGTTGAATTTAAGGCAGTTAATCCGAACAAGCATACCGACGCTCGCACGATTCAAGCTGCTTTGGACTCTGCCTATGACAGGCAGGCACAAAGCATCCGCAGCCAGCTAACTTCAGCAATTGCAGCCCGAGTCATTCGGCGCGAAGACGTTTTTGGAAGGTAATTATGGCAAACACAATCCAGATTGCGGCTGACACCAGCCAGTTTGTTTCCGGGGTAAACCGAGCACAGACCGCAATGCGCGGCCTTGGATTAACCATCCAGTCCGCTACTGCGCCAACTATGTTTGGAGGGCTTGCCGGAGGATTTGGGAAGCTCCTTGGGGGTGTCAGCATCATGGCAACGCTTGCCGCTGCAACTCGCAGTTTTTACGCAGCAATGGAAGCGGGCGGGTCTTTGGTTGACTTGTCCGGTCAAACTGGAGTTGCCATTGACAAATTAATGGTGCTGCAATCTGCTTTTGAGCAGGCAGGGATGAGTGCAGGAGACGTGCAGCCAACCATTGCCAAGCTGCAAAAAAGCATTGCTGAGGCTGCGACAGGAAACGATCAGGCTATCGCAAAATTCAAGGCAATGGGGATTGCCATTGGTGACATTCAGGGGCTTTCCGCAGATCAACAGCTTGCTGCCGTAGGAGAAGCAATTGGCAAAATTGAGAACCCAGCGCAACGATCTGCGATGGCAATGGAGATTTTCGGAAAAAGCGGCGCAAAACTGCTTTCGGTGTTTTCTGCCGGGGGACTCGAGGACGTGCAATCAAGCATCGGCAACCAGGCGCAACTAATGGTTGAGAATGCTGGGATCTTTGACCGCGCAACCGACGTGCTTGGGATGGCAGGCACCAAGATGCAGGGGTTCTTTGTCGGCATGGCATCACAGATTTTGCCTCCACTGATAAGTGTGGTAGATACGCTTAACGGGCTGGATCTGTCTGGGATTGGGCAGGATCTTGGGGACGCAATTGCAACGTGGATTGTCTATTTCCAGAATTTCGACACCGTTGGAAACATTGTTGGAAACACGCTGCAACTGGCGTTTCTAAACGCAATCAACGTGCTAGACGAAGCCATTGCGCCTTTGGGAGACCAAATGGATGCCGCAATGGAGTTAGCTTTTGCGGACGCTGTAAATTATTTTGGCGAGATTTTTACAAACACAATTCCAGAGATTTACGCCTCAATGAAACTGGCGTTTGCCAATTCCATCAACTTTTTAGCAACTGAACTTTCAGCAATTTTTGCCTCCGGGGCAGCAAAAACAAAAGCTCTGTTCAAAGGGCAAAATCCAGAAGATGCGGGGAAAAAAGCAGAAGCTGAAGTTCGCGCAAGGCCGCCGTTAATTGACACTGCAAAATTAAAAGCGGACCTTAAATCGGCACAGGAAAAGCCGATTGAGCCACTGATTGACACGACTTCGCTCATAGCAAATCTTGAGGCGCTAAAAAACCAACCCGTTGAACTGCTTTTTGACACCTCCGACTTGGAGGACAAAATTCAAACGCAGAAAGATATTTTAGATAAAGCAAAAACAGAGGCTGGCTCGTCTGCGATAAAAAATTACGCAACTCCTGCACCTGCTGCTACTGGCGGCGGATTCATCCCCAAAATGGATGAAAAGCCCCTTGGCTCAATAGTTTCCAGTATGGCCAAGATTGGTGGCGATGTAGGAGGCCCGCAGACTGGCGCGCTGGACGTTGCTAGGCAGCAGCTAACACAGCAACAGCGCACCGCAGACAATACTGCCAAAATGGTTGAGAAGCTAAATAAGCTGACTCCCGCACAGAGCACTCAGACCGCATCAATCTACTCATGAGCACTTTAGTACGCACCGAGACGGGCAGGGACGCCCGTGGAAATAAATTCCTCACTAACGTCTACGAGAGCTTTACAACGATCACACCAGACACGGCGGCGTCTAGCTGGACGCTGACGCAGGCTGATGGAGTTTTTACGCTCACCGAAACCTACACCGAGCAAGTGCCCGATCCGGGGGGCGGTGGCGGCGGTGGAACTACATTTCCAGACATTTGGAGTTTAGACGTGTCCACCGTCTCTGAGCCTTTGGAAACTTTCATCTTGTTTCAGCCTCCAAACATCTCTGCCGATGAGATGGCAAAATGGACGGCGTGGAGGCAAGGCAGAGACGGTGCTCCTGACCCAAGGACATTGACAAGCGCTTTTATCCCGAGGCTTTACGAGCGCTTTAATCGTGGCGAGACGGATTATTTGACGCCGCGTATTGTGCTCAAACATCAAAAGGTTTATGCCGTGCCGCCTAATTTAGGCGGAGTTGGAAGGGCAACAAATAACGTGACAGGCAATCCTTTTACATTCTCCACAAGCGTCAATTTCCTGATGACCGGCGCAACCGCAGTGCAAGAGGGATCAAATTACCGTGTTACGATGGACTGGTTGACATCACGTCCCGGCGGTTGGGACTCATACATTTACGGGCCATAGTATGAATTTACCAGACGTCCAGCGCGGCATGACAATCATGGCCGAGCAGATCCAACGGATCAACTCAGCCATCAAGCAGGTCGCAGTTCGGCCAGGGGTGGGATATACCGTTAACCAAGGGGCAGGAGGCACTTCAATTTTGATTAACCCAGGGTTGCTGTCGTCTGGCTCAAGGGCTTGTCCTTTTAAGGTTTCTGACGCATCTGTGACCGCATCCGGTGGTGCAGTTACGCTTAAAGTACAAGTAGATCAAGACCCTGTCCTTGGCACTATCACGGAGACTTATCCGCAGGGCCGTTACCCCTACGGAATGAGCAGCGATCCTAACGCGGCTCCTTTTATTATTGAGCTCCAACAGCAAGAGGGATGGGAGGGCATTTACCTCAACATGCTGGTGGATCAGTACAACAACATCGACCCGTCCCCGACTGCCATCACAGTCAGCGCGGAGCATGAGCCAAAGAATGGCACGTCCATCTATCAGCGGTTCCTGTTGGCAAGCGTATTCAAAAAGATTTCCGACGGCACGCTCTACATTTCCGAAATCGCAAACGCATGCCCTGCGGTTTATCCAAGGACGCCGCCAGCGTGCCCTTTCCTAGTTGAGGACGACAGCACTAGCGAGTTTGCTCGCATCTCAATTCGTAGCGGGCTGGTGGCAAACGCTTTGCCTGATGGCATGACGTTGTCGGATAACTTCCGGCTAGTAATCTCAACGGACGCAGATTACTGGATCGTTTACATCGGAATGATCGTTTCCAACGGCGTGATTCAAACAACGCCAGGGAGCATTTCCATTTTTACGTCTGACAGCTATCTGGTCAACACGCCGACGTATGTCTATTTCAAAATTGCCGAGCTCCAAACGTATTACAACATCGACGGGCTCAGGTATGTAG